TATAGGTACTAAAAATAGTACTTTTGTATTAGTTATTGTAATATAATTATAATATCTTTACACTATGGGAAACAGAATAATTAAGAAGCGCAGTACCAAGAAGCAACAGTTTGATGTAGGCAAATATGTAAACTCTGAAACAGGAGAAATGCTAGCATCTGAATTAGGCAAAGATAAGATGTCTGTGAATATAACAGAAGAAGGTGAGTGTGTTATTATTACTTCTGATGATTATATAGTACTTGATTCTAAAACAGTAAGATATTTATCTACTGAATTGTCTAGAACTGAAATAAACTCTATGATTATGATGGCAACTGATCTAAAAACACCACTTAACATAGTGTACAACGGACCACAACCTCACACTAATCAATCACTACAAAAGTTTTTAGGCTATAGTTCTAAGGCTATGTTTCTAAAGTTGCTTAATAAGCTTATGAAAGTAGGAGTCATCTATCAACTTAAAGGCAGAATAAGAGATGAGATAAGAGTAATCTATATGCTTAACCCATTCATAGCACGTAAACGTAAAACTATAGACAAAGAAGTGTTTAATGTATTTCATCCTTTTGTATAAATATTATAATAACTAGATAAATATTGTTAGTTATTATAAAATTATTATATTTGCTCTAAGATGATATGTGTTTCACTAGATACTAATGACAGCATTCTTTTAAAATCAAAGGATAAAAGCTTTCATGCACTGTTTTATATTATAAAACAAATACCTCATACTACAAACGTATGGTATAGTGATAGAATAAATAAACAAATGGTATGTGATGAGCTGTCTGTATCTGGTCCTGCACTGGAAAAGATGTTAAGCTCACTGCGCGAGCGAGAGCTGCTTGTTAAAGTATCAAGAGGTAAATACAAATTATCAGAATTACTACTAGAGGATTACTGATGGAGATTGGAGAATTAGAATCAGATGATCTTAATGAGATTATTACAAAGTCTAGGGTCTTAGAAAAAGATTTAGAAAATATTGCAGACAGCACAGTAAAATTTTTACATCTACAATGTTCTTAGGCCCTGACAAAATTATTTAAAATGTTATTTAATAGATGAAGACAGCAGAACGATTAGCAATAGCTAAAGAATTATTAGCCACAGCTTTTGTGGTAGCCTCAGAAAAATCAACAGCAGAAGGACTTACTTTTAAATATAAATCTTATCCTGAAGAAATTCAAGAAGATAAATTTATACTTAAAGCATGGCATGTAGATATAGTAGTAGGAGAATTAGGACATGGAGAAAAGACTATACAACAATTTAGACTACCTAGGCCTAATAACATAGACGCTAAAAATATGGAATACCATGCTATTGTAGAAGTATTAGCTACTCTTACACAAGGAGCATTAGTTACTTGGTATGAGGTAGGAAAGATCTTAGCACAAGATAAAGAAATGCAAAAAGAAATTATAGATGAAGCAAAGAAAAGTAATATCGCTCCCAACAAATAATAAAAAGATATATCGTCAGATATTAGCTTTTATGAATTTTATGTTAAACTTGAGTCCTCAAGAAAGAGATGTTCTTGCAGAACTTGTTAGTTTAAATAATGAGTATGAAGCTTTACCAGAAGACAAGCGTGCTAAATTTATTTTATCTACTGACGTTAGAAAAGAAATAAGAGAAGATTTAGATATACAAGAAAAACAATTTAATGTTATAATATCTAAACTTCGTAAAAAAACTATGTTCGGTAAGCCATTAATAAATGACAACAATGTTTTACATTCTGAATTGCAGTTTAAACCTGACAGTGATGGGTTTAGGATTGAAGTTAATTTAGTAATGACTACAGAAATTAAAAAAGCAGAAATAGAAGTAGTAGAAGAAGTGAAGAAAGAAAAACTTCCACCAAAAGAATATAAACATGATGCTACTAAAGCACCTATTATTGAAGAAGAAGAATACGACTTTACTATTGATATACCTGATGAATAAACAAAAAGAAATTTTAAAAAAAATTGCAGCCTCCCACGGGGTAAGTTTATCCCAGGCAGAAGAAATATGGAAACTATTAGGAAATAAAATTGCAGATGTTATAAGTAGCGATCATAAAACAGATGGAATATTTGATGAAGATAAATTTCCTATTATACATATAGATAACTTTGGAAAATTTATTCCTAATAAAAGAAAAATAAATCATGCGAATTTTTGCATCAAAAAGAAAAAAAATGAACTTAACACTTGAAGTACATATAAATGATTCTAAAGATAAATACTTAACTACCTTTTATAAAATAGATGCTTTGTCTAAAAATCCTAAAGGAGGGTCAATTATATTTCTAGCAGGGGTACAATATAAATGCTCACTGCCTTATGAAAACTTATGGGATAAACTTAAAAAGTTACAAAAATGAAAGCTTTATATGAAAATAATTTTTGGGACATACATCCTGAATTAAAAATCATAGAAGAGTTTAGTAAAGTCTATACTGCAGACAAGTCTAAACAAAAATCTATTAGCTCACGTACAATGTGGGCTATTGATTTTGCATATAATCCTGAATCTAGATTTTTTAATCTGCCCAATAAATTAGAAATTATATCTAAAGACTTTTTAAAAGATCCTAAGTTTAAATGGGAAAGCTTAGATAAAGTAATTGATATCTACAAGAACATAGTATTATCAGACGCAGAAAGAGCTTTAGTTAGTTGGAATGAGATTATGGGAATGAGAGACAAGTCTTTAAAAAAATTATATAAAGAAGCTTTAAACGTACAACATATAGGAGAAGTTGATACAAAGATTTTAAAAGAAATAGATACTATGTTGGCTAATACAGCTAAGTTATTTGACGATTATAAAAAAATTAAAAAAGACTACGAAGAAGATAAGATTAAAAAGAAAGGAAAAAGTATTGTATCTTTAACTGAGTCAGGAGAAATATAGTATGGATAATATTTGGGAAAATAAAAAGAAGATACTCTCTGGAGTAAAAAACTTATTAATTAAAAATAAGATAATAGAAGAAATAGCAGAAGCTCGTCAATCTATATGTAATAGTTGCGAGTTTAAATCTAAAGAATGTGCAGCCCTTATTTCAGAATGTTGCTCAGTGTGTGGATGTTCTTTAAAATTTAAAACTAGATCTCTAGAGTCTTCTTGTCCCAAAGATAAATGGCCAAGTATAAATGATAAATAATAAAAATTATAAATTAGATGAGATACCTAAATTTCATCCTGTACTTGAGCATTATGAAAGACTTTCATTTTGGAAAGCAGAAAAGCGTAAATGTATAGAAGGGTATTGGCAGCAAGGCAAGTGGATGCCTGGTCCATTATATTATTATGTAAACTTCCATAACATACAATTTGAAGATGATTCTTCTGTAGCACAAGCATTTGGCTTGCCGTTTTTACGTGATATAGATTGGGAACTATTTTTAATCTATGAAGAATGTAGGGGCTTTTCAGGATTTACAAAAGATACGCAATATACATGTGATCGTAAATACGGACCCGAAAAAGAATTAGCTTTAAAACTTAAACGTATTACTAAAGAAGAGTTAAAGAGATTAAAATATATACCTGCACGAGAATACCTAAGAAAAAACCACGGTAAAAATTTAGGAAAGCCTTTATATAAAAACTCAGCAAAACATTTTATAAGTATACAATCTAGGGGTGGAGGTAAATCATATGCTACATCAGGTATAGCAGAACATAATTTTTTATTTGATGGAGCTACAGATTACGATGATTATTTATCTAGAAAAAAGAGTAAAAACTTTTTAGCATCAGATACTATTATAGGAGCAATTGACACTAAATATTCAATACCTCTTATGAAAAAAGTTACTACTGCCTATGAGCTTCTTCCTGGAAGTTTTCAATTAGGAGATGAATTTTATCCATCGCCTTTATCGATATCTTACACAGGTTCTTTTATGGCTAACAGAGAAGCAACAACTAGAACAGGATCTGTAATGCGACATCGTACATTTAAAGATAACCCGCTAGCAGCCAATGGTACTAGACCTAATTTAGTAGCATTAGATGAGGTTGGTTTCATGTATAATATAAAAGAATCTTGGGGAGCAATTGAAGCAACACAAGCTTCTAAGGCAAAAAAGAATCTTGTTATATGGGCTCTAGGAACGGGAGGACTTGTATCGGGTAGAGCTGCATTATATGCAGAAAGTATATTTAGAAATCCTGATGATTATAATTGCGTTACTTTTGAAGATCATTTTGAGAATAGAGGGACTATAGGATATTTTGTACCGTACTCTCTTACATTAAATGAATTTAAGAAAGGGCCTAATCTTATAACAGATGAATCATTATCTAGATTATATATAGAAGATAAAAGAGAAACTGCAAAAAAATCAACAGACCCTACTGTATATCAAACGGAAATAATTAACGGTCCTATGTTGCCGTCCGAAGCTTTCTTAGTTTTAGAAGGAGCATTCTTTCCTACATTACAATTAAAAGAACAGCTAGCAGAAGTAGAAGGAGGTAAATATGCAAAATACACAGACGCTAGTTTTAAAGGTATTCTTAGTTTCGATAAAAACAATGAAGTAGAATTTAGTACTATACAAGATCTTAGACCGATAAGAAAATTTCCACTAAATAAAAATGATGGTAAAAAAGGATGCGTTGAATTATGGGTCAAGCCTCAAAAAAATGAAGAAGGTGTAGTCCCTAGAAATGTATACATAGCAGGAATAGATGTTGTAGATAAAGACAAATCTACTACTGACTCATTACCTTCTATATTTATAATGAATAGATTAACAAGACAATTAGTAGCAGAATATACAGGAAGAAGTAATGAAGCAAAAGATTTTTATGAAATATGTAGAATGCTTTTACTGTATTATAATGCAGTAGGTATGTATGAAAAAAACCTTATTGGGTTATTTAATTACTTTGATCGACATAAGTGTACATATTTATTAGCAGATACACCTTATCAACTTAGGTCTTCTGATACATATAAACAATCAGGAAATACTTCTAAAGGTATTAACGCATCAAGCGCTGTTAACTCAGAAGGACGTAATATGGTTAAATCATGGTTACAAGAAACAATATCTATTAAATCAGAAACTAAAGTATATGAAACTATTTATTCTTCTGCATTAGTAACAGAGCTTGTAATGTGGAATCCACAAGGAAACTTTGATAGAGTATCTGCGTTAATAATGTTAATGTGGTTAGATTCAACTATGTATAAAGAAACTAATAAACGTGTGAATGAGGTTAAAGGATTTTTAGATAATGATTATTTTTCTAATATGGGAGTCTTGAAAAAGAAAGTTATAGGGACCATAGATTCAAATTTTTATTCATAGATTTGTAAGAATAGAAAATAATTATTATGAGCGACAATCTAGACAGTCAAGGATTTATTAATTTTCCACGACAAAAACTATCTGATGCTCAGAAGACAGATAACTGGTATAAGAAGAATATAGACTTTGCAGGACACTTATTAACTTCTGATGTTAACCTTAGAAACAGTTTTAAGAATAAAAGAATTAATTATAATCTAAGAGCTAATGTAATTTCTCCTAGAGACTTTGAAAGATTTATCAATCCTGATAATTTAGATTTAAGTACTTTACCAGCAAGCTTCCAGCATATTGGAATAGAAAATACTAAAATTAATTTACTATTAGGTGAATACGCTAAACGTAAAAAAGAATTTAAAGCTTATATTTCTTCAGGAGATCAAGAAGGAATATCTAGAAAAGAACAACAATTAATGGACCAAGTTACTCAAGAAATGGTTCAAATAATTCAAACAGAATCTATAAGTCCTGAAGAAATACAAAAACGTTTACAAGCACTTGAGAAATATCAAAATTATGATTTTCAAGATATGACTGAAATTGTTGCTAATAAAATTCTAAAAAAAGAATATAAAGAGCAAAATTTTGATTTTGAGTTTTTAAGAACATTTGAAGATTTACTTACTGCAGGTGAAGAAATAATGTATTGTGGAGTATTAGGAGGAGAGCCTGTTATGCGACGAGTAAATCCTATGAATGTTTATACTCTTGGAGGTAATTCTATGTTTATAGAAGATTCAGATATTATTGTAGAATACGGATATAAATCTGTAGGACAAGTAATAGATGATTATTGGGATACTCTTAAACCTAAAGATATTGATTTCTTAGAAAAAGGAAGAACAGATACTGCAACAGATGGTGGTCCTGGTATAGGATTAAATAGAGATATATCGATATTTGATTTTTACGGAGAAGCAGGTGCATTAGATATATTTCATCCAAATGAAGCAGGAGTAAGAACTTTTGCAGGAGCATTTGACACATATGGTAATGTAAGAGTTATGAAAGTGTGTTGGAGATCTAGACGTAAAATTGGAGAACTTACATATTTTGATGATGAAGGTGTAGAACAAAAAGATTGGGTTCCTGAAGATTACAGGGCTAACAAAGAACTTGGAGAAAAAGTAAAATGGATATGGGTAAATGAATGGATGGAAGGTACTAAAATTGCTGATCATATTTATACAGTAATGCGTCCTATACCATTTGCTAGCAAATCATTAGTTAATAAATCTAAAGGGACCCCTCCATATATTGGCTCAGTCAATTCTACTAACGACTATAAAGTCCAGTCTCTTATGGACATAATGAAGCCTCTTACATATTCTTATGATATAGCTTACTACAAAAGAGAGCTTGAAATAGCTACATATAAGGGGTCCTTTACTGCTATTAACTCTGCACTTGTACCATCAGGATGGGATCCTAAAGAATGGATGAGATATGTAACAGTAAATAAATTTGCTTGGTTAGACCCAACTAATGAAATACTTAAAGGACCTGCGCAAGGTAAATCTGCAGGACAATTTAATCAGCTTACTGCACAACAAGTAAATATAGGAGATCCTAATGCAATCGGTATGTATACTAATTTACTTGTAGATATAGAAAATACATTGGGCAAATTAGCTGGTGTATCTGGTGCAAGAGAAGGACAAATACAAAATAGAGAAGCAGTAGGTAATGTAGAAAGAGAAGTTGCGCAAACATCTCACATTACAGAAAAATGGTTCGCTATAGATCAAAATTTTAGAAAAAGAGCATTAACTAAATTTTTAGAATGTTGTAAATATGCATACAAAGCAAACCCTCAAAAAGGCCAATTCTTACTTGATGATCTTAGTCAACAGTTTATTACTCACTTTGATGAGTTTGCCTCTACAGAATATGATCTTCATCTTTCTAATTCTACTAGTGATACGCAATTGTACAATGATATTAAAGCGCTCTCACAAGCAGCTATACAAAATGGTCAAGCAACTATTTCAGATTTAGTAGCTATATCACAATCAGACTCTGTACAAGACATTGCTAAAAAACTTGAAACTTCTGCACAAAAAATTAAAGAAGAAAATAATAAGATGCAAGAGCAACAAATGCAACAAGCTCAACAAATGCAAGAAGCACAAATGAAAGCTGATCAAGAAGCTAAACAAATCGATCTTAAAAAGCATGATGATCAAATAGCTGTAGATAGAGAAAAAATTCAAGCTAGCTTAGAAATAGCAGCAATGAAAGAAATGAATAATAACTATCGTACTGAATCAGGGTTAATGGATTCAGATAGTAACGGCATTGCTGATGAATTAGATCTTAGGAGAACAGAAATAGAAGAAAAAAGAAATGATCAAAGATCAGAATTAGAACAAGCTAAATTAGACGAGCAAATACGATCAAATCAAGCTAAAGAACAAATAGCAATAGAAAAAATGGGTCTTGAAAAAGAAAGAACTGCAGCTATCAAAAAAAAATAAAGCTATAGGATTATAGCATATACTTATAAATAGATTTAGGTTTATTTATAAAAATAATTTTAATATTGTAACCAAATAAAGACAGCAAACAAATGAGTGAAGAAAAAGAAAATTTATTTGAAGGACTTCAAATAATGTCCCCAGAAGAATTAAACGCAGTCGTGGAGTCTGACGAAAATTCTGAAGGAGAAGAAACAAACACAAAATCTGAAGATGATTCAGAAGGAATGTTTAAACCTGTAGTATCTGAAGAAGGAGAAGGATCTTACGAGAATACTAAGAATTCTACAGAATCTACAACCGCTACTTCAAACGAGAAGAGTGAAGCAATTTATAAAGGACTAATTAAAGAATTAGTAGAGTCAGATATTATTACTGCTGTAGAAGCTGATAAGTTAGGCGAATTAGAAGGGTCATTAGATACTATTAAAGAACTAATGAATAAAACGGTTCAGACTAATTTTAAACATGCTGAACAAAAGTGGAAAGATAATATGCCCGCTGCTAAAAAAAGATTTTTAGAAATTGAAGATGCATTTGATGAAACTGATCAGGCTATTGTAATGGCTCAACGATTAGAATTCTTTGACAGTGTATCTGAAGAAAATATTAAATCAGATGAAAATCTTCAAAAAGAAATTTATTATGATTTACTAATGTCTAAGAATTTTTCTGAAGAACAGGCAATAGAATCTTTAGAAGATGCTATAAAAGTAGGTAATCTTGCAGATAAAGCTCTTAAAGCAGTTCCTGAATTAAAAGGACAAGCAAATGCTGTAGTTACTCAAGCTAAAGAATATAAAGCAGCTAGAACTAAGCAGCAAATAGATCAGCAAAGTAAAGCATTTGAATCACTAATTAAAAATATTGATTCTAGAGATTCTTTTGTAGAAGGCATAAGTCTTAATAAGATTAGTAAAGATAAGATTAAGCAAAACATTTTAAATCCTGTTTATACAGATAAAAAAACAGGAAAAGAATATAATAGCTTAATGTATAAACAAACTAGAAATCCTGCAGAGTTCGAAATGCTTATAAACTATTACGATACTCTAGGACTATTTAATTTAGATAAAGAAGGTAAATTTAAACCTGATGTAGCTAAATTAAAACAAGTAGCAAAAACAAAAGCAATCAATGATTTAGATAAAATCATTGCATCAGAAGATAGAAGCGTAGGTAGAAATACTTCTGTAGAAACTTCTGAAAAGACTGGAAACATATTAGATATGTTAGAAAGGTCAATGAAAAAGTAAATAAATATATTCGTTAAACAAATAATACAAATCAAAAAATGGCACAATTACTTCCATTACAAAAGTATGAAGCGAAGGATTACAATGGTTTAGTCACTGACAACCATTTCCACGCTTTGTACCAACAAAAGCCTCAATTGATTAGCAATGTAATTCGTGAGATTTACAAAACTAATCTACAAGGTAAACTTCGTGAATTCGTAGATCGTTTCCCAGTAAAAGAAGTGGAACAAGAAAACGGATTTTACAATTGGATGTTGCAAGGGCAACACGACAAAAATCTTCCACTAGTTGATGCAGAAACTATCGATGGATCTTCTATTTCTGCAGGGACTTTCCCAGCAAACGTAGGTTCTAACGGTGAGCGTTTCTACTTAATCTTTGACGAAGCTCTATTTGAAGAAACTAACGTTCTTCGTGGAGAAGTTGATGATTATCATCTATTAGTTAAAAAAGCGATGGACGCAGGTTCACGTTTCAAGTTTGAAGTTGAATTAGTAACAGATAGCTCTACTAAATCTATTCCTTCTGAGGAATTAGCAATTGGTACACGTTGGTCTAAGTTTTACTCACTTTCTCCTTCAACTCTTTCTTACCAAGGTTCTAAGCCTTACTTCACATCTCCTTGGAGAATGGAAAACCGTCCATCTACTTTAAGAATGGAATATGAAGTAGCTGGTAACACAATCAACAAAGGTAAAAACGAACCACTTGAGTTTGGATTTAACTACAAAGGACAAACAGAATCAATCTGGATTAACTATCAAGATATGGTTGCTCATCACCAATGTGAAGAGATGTTTGCTCGTATGTTGATGTATGGTAAGAAGAACTGGACATCTGATCACAAGTACCTAAACAAAGATGACAAGACTAAATATGCAGTTGAGTCAGGTGCAGGTTTCTTTGATCAAATCGCTCCTTCTAACGTACATTACTATAAAACTTATGACCTTGATTGGCATCTTGAATTACTTCTTGATATGGGTGTTGGTAAACTTGAAAGAGGTAAAAGAACTATCCACTTACTTACAGGTGAATTTGGTGCAATTGAAATCTCTAAGCAGATTCAAGAAAAGAGAGGTCAACTAAACGTAACTGTTATTCAGGATCGTTTTATTGATTCAAACTCTAAGCCAGGTAACTTAGGCGGTAAGAACACTAAAGCTACGCAACAACCACAATACAATATCTATGAGTGGTATAACGGAGTTACTATTATGGTTGAAATCCTTGATTTCTTCGATGATGATGTATACTTCCCACAACGTCACCCAGATGGAAAAGGTATCGTAGAATCTCACAGAATTCTTGCTCTTGACTATGGTGATACTGCAGGTATCTACCGAGTTAAGCCAAAAGGAGTTCCAGATTACAATTGGGCATATATCCCAGGTATGAGAGATCCTTTCTCAGCAGGAGGTAAAGGTAGTCCTAAAATGGTTGCTTCACGAGTATACGGTTATGAAGTTCACTTCCAAAAATGGGGAGGAATGATGATCGAAGATCCTACGAAAGTAGTTGACCTAAGATTACTAGTAGAACGGTAACAGTTTCTAGTTAACATAATAAGTCCCTCAGAGTTGATAGCCTTGGGGGACTTTTATAAAGAGAATTTAAAGACAGCAAATAAAAAATAAAATGGCAAAAACAGCAGAAAAAGAAAAGGTAGTGTATGGTACTTTTCTGCAAGACAGAGTGGTTTCAATTAAACCAGTAGAGTCTTCAGGAAAATGGAGTAACTTATTAGTAAAAGGACAAGATAAACAAAGAGATCCTTTTTTATATAATAAAGTTAAACGTAGTTACCAAGTACCTTTAAATAGCCAAACAAGGGGTGGCGGAGTTAAAGTAATTCTTGACGATCAACACAGAGTGAAGATTGAAAAGTATAGAGAAAGTTATCCAAACGGGATGACACAAAAAGAGTTCTTTGAAACAGAGTTAGGGGCAAATTTAAATACTACCCTAAAAACAGATGACAACTTCTGGAGATCAGATAGAAGAGGTAGAGTTATTCTTACAAAAGAAGGCGCTACTCTTAATTTAAATAGATCTTTAGATATGTTAAAGTATTTAATTTTACTTTCTAATAAGATGTTAATATCACCATCTTATGATGAAAGAATTTTAAAAGCAACATATGAATTTATGGTTGTAGATGAAGATAAAGTAACTGTTAAGAAGCTTGCAGAAGCAACTGTTAAAGCAGATGCCTTTGTTAAGTTTGCTGAAATTACAAACAGCAAAGCTTCTATTACAGGATTTATTAAATCATTAGGCCGTACAATTCCAGCAACTGCATCAACAGATTGGCTAAAAAGTGAAGTATTAAATGTGGTTGAAAAAGACCCTAAATATTTCTTAGAAGTAGTTAATCATCCGCAGTATAAAGATCGTATCTTTGTACAAGAAGCAACTGAAGCAGGAGCTATAATTAGAAAAGGAAACAAGCGATATACTCTAGATAACGGATCAGAGTTAGGAGATTTAACAGACACAATAATGTTCTTAAACAATCCTGACAATCAAGAAGTTAAGATGAGAGTAAAAGCTAAAGTAGATTTAAAAAAACGTAAATAATGACTGCAAATCAAATGGCCGATATGTTAGAGGAGAAGTTAGACAGAGCTGATAGCTTTGGTTCTCCTGGATATGAAGATTTCGATCTTACATCTGTACTAACAGAAGCGCAAGATTTGTATGTTAAAAAGTTTTTTGATGAAATGAATAATCGAAAGCAGAAAGGCTTCGAGGAAACAGAAATAAGGAACCAAGGGTTATCAGCATTAGTTAAGGATGGTGATAACCTTACGGTTTCAGCTGATCAAGTAGGTGTAATTGTAAACAATAATGTTTCAGGAACATTTTACGATTTACCCGATGATCATATGTATACTATTTACGAAGAGTGTACAATTGACAAAAAAGAATGTGATACTGGAGCATTTATAATTGGATGGGTTAACGTAGTTGCTCACAATGAAATGCAAAGGTATAACTGGAGTAAGTATAAAAAACCTTTTTACAGGGTCGACGGAAACTGTAGGGTTTGGCGTTCAGAGTTTAGTAGAAAAATCTCAGCAAGAGATGATGAAGCTGCAAAGACAGATAAACGCCACGAGTTATTTACTGATGGAACATTTAATGTAACTAATTATCATATTAGATATGTTAAGAATCCATTAGAAATAAAAGTAGATAGAACTACTCCAACAAATCAAAGAAACTGTGAGCTTGATACTAGTACTCATGTAGTAATAGTTGGAATAGCAACAGATTTGATGATGCAACGTGTAAAAGAACAGAAAGTTCAAACAATTGAGAACTTTCGAGACTTAGAATAAATAAATAAAGTATAAATTTTTAAACAATTAAAAAATGTTAAGAACCGCAAACAATGTGTTCAGTGTCGTATTAGATGACAACACAAAAACGGCTTTACCAGGAGCGTTAGCCGTAGTAACAGATCAGAACCTCCCAGCAGGATCTATTTGTGCAGTTGATGCAGGAATGCGTCATCTAGCTAACCCAGCAGCATTAGCAGCAGCAGGTCGTTATAGACTAGTACAAGGTAGAGGAGCAGGAAAATCATTAATGATGTCTCCTATGATTTCAGTAGAAGGTAGTACTGTTTCTGCTAGTAAACACAGACTAGCTGTACAACAAGTATCTACTGTAGGATTTAATGGAACAACAGGATCTCTTCCTGTAGCAGCTGAAACAGATTTTTATATCAAAATTCGTTAGAATGATAATGATGCAGCAAATCGTTCACAACCAATGAGTCTTTTTGCAGGACCAGTTAGAACAGACGCTACTCCTACTCAAGCAGAATTAGCTTTTGCTCTTAGATTAAATGGTATTGCTAATTTTAAAGATGAGCCTGCTAATAACTATTTAACTTTTGATGTTATTACAGGTGCAACAGGAACTGCTACACCAGCAGGTGTTGGTACTATTACAGCAGTTAAAGGGTCTAAAGTCCTTACTGTAACAGGTACAACAGTAGCAACTACTTTTCCAGTAGGAACTGCAGTTAGACTTGGAACTACTGTATCTTCTCCTATTTTCTTAGTAACAGCTTCAGATAATGCTGCTAAAACAATAACACTTGATGCTCCTGTAAATGCTTCAGGAACTTTTGCTGCAGGTGCGGCACAATCAATTACTGCTGCTAATTTAGCAGCTGGTGCTTGTGGAGTTGTCTTAACAGGTGTTCAAGCTGACTTTAATGTGAACTCATTCCGTGATTATTATGTAAACAGATTTACTGTTACTTTCTCTGATGTATCTACTTTAGTTACTACTTCAGGAGCTAGAACAGGATCTGGTGTATGGCAACAAGTTGCTATGGACGAGTACATGAGTTATGGATTCGAAGGTGAAAACAGCATGTTAGGTGTTCCACCACGTATGAGAGATCAAGAAGTTATTGAAGGCGGAAAATACGGATGTATTGAAGTTTCTTGGACAGAGTCTATTCAAGGATTGGTTTCTCTACAAGGAGGTAAAGGTTCTGTATTATTTTATGTTAATCTTGATGCCACAAGTGGTTTATTAGGAGCAACATCTACAGGATCAAAATTAGTTACTGTTTTAGGAAAAACAGCAGCTGAAGTACAACAATAGTAAATTCTCCACCCACAGTAGTCCCGTCATAAATTTTGCTGTCTATGGCGGGCTACTATATTTTATTACTGATTAAAAAATTGATATGGCTCTCAAACCTAAAATCTCGGCATCATTAAATAATAAATGCAATAAAATTACAATTACAGAAGAAACAGGTCCTTATGTAGTTGCAAATAATGATGGCGGTTGGGGGACTGTTAATATTGATACATCTGCTATTATTCATGCAGATGTTCAATTTTTTAATACAGATCAAACTCCTGATCCACAAGCATCAGGAACAGGCACTATATCAGGAACAACATTTACAGATGTTACCCATATATCAGGAACTTTTGCCGTAGGACAAACTCTCACAGGCGTGGGCGTAGCTGCAGGCACAAAAATTACAGCATTACTTACAGGAACAGGCGCTAATAATGGAGGTACTTATGAAGTAAGTATCGCTCAATCAGTTGCTTCAACTGTTATTAACGGTAATCTTATGGTAAATAATTATACCTTAAAAGATACCTCAACAGATGTATATTCTACCGTAGCAGGAGCTCCAACACCTGGAGCATTCATAGCAATTTCTGAATCTTCTTGGTCAGGTCCTGATGGTATATATCAAATGGTTTACAGAGTACAAGATGCTACTACTACATATGAAAATGATAAACAATATGTTTTATTTTTATGCAATCTTTGTAATTGTAAAGATAGTCTAATTGTTAGGCTAATAGATGCATGTGATACAGAAACTGTAGAAACATTAAAAACACAAGTAGATCAGATGGAAATCTATATTTATGGAATTCAATCTGCATTTAGTTGTAAAGACTTTGACACTGCAGAAGCTATACTTACTGCAGCAACAACATATTGTAATACTATAAGCGGATGCGCAGGCAACTGTTAACTTTAAAACCTAAAAAAAATGAGTTGTAAAAATTGTAGTGACGTAACACTATTAAGCGGAAATGACGGAAACGGAATCCAAACTGTTATAGATAATGGAGATGGTACATTTACTTTCTTTTTTACAGACGGTAGTACATTTACAACTCCAAATTTTAATGGTACTCCAGGAACACCTGGTGCGCCAGGAGCAGCTGCAACAATTACAGTTGGAACAGTAACAATAGGTCCTCCAGGAACAGCACCTTCTGTAACAAATTCAGGAACATCAGAAGCAGCAGTTTTTGATTTTGTATTCCCTATTGGAATAGGTTACGGTAAAACATTATGGGTCGATGATCAATTTGGAAACGACGGAACCGCTTTAAGAGACAGAATTGATTTACCTTATAAAACTATTGGAGCAGCTATTACAGCAGCATCAGCAGATGATACTGTTCATATTAGAACAAATAGTTACACAGAAGATATTACTTTAAAAAATTTAGTTAATATTTATTGCGACGAAGGAGTTGTTATAAATGGTAAAATAACTGATGGAGGTAATCCAGCAGTTTCTAATGTAACAGGTAATGGAATATTACAAGATACTGCTACTACTAATCAATGTATAGAAATAACAGGAAATGGTTCTGATGTAAAAATAAGATTAGAAAGAATTACTAATACAGGATCTGCGATTATGCAAAGAGCTACTACAGGTGCTTCTAGTAAATTAATAATAGAAACAGAGATTCTTTCAGGAAATATTCAAAATTATTTTGTAACAGTAGGAGGAAATGTAGATTGTACTATTAAAATAAATCAATATGCAGAAACTGCTGCTTCTACAGGAACAAGTGCTTTTGCAGGAGTAGATGCTAGAGCTAGTATAGGAGCTCCAGATGGATTTTCTGGAATATTAAATTTTTCATGTCCTAAAATGATTATACAAAATGGAACTAATGATGCTGCAGGAGTTGCTTTATTTATAGAATCTTCTACTACAAGTACAGCTAAAGTCTTTTTTAATGTAGATCAAATAATTAACAATTACGATCAACCAACTTATAGTTCTGTTCCTGGATCACAAGATGCTGCATTAGGAACATTAAATTTAAATGGAGACGGTAAATATATAATTAATGTAAAAGATTGTTATTCTAAAAGTAGAGTAGGATTGATGGTTGGAATAGGAGATGCTATAGGGGGTCCAGGAGTTCCTGCTAAAACTACAACTGGAATAACTATTTTTGAAGGAATGATTTTTTCATTAAAATCAGCTGCAATAAGAATGTGTAGCCTTAATGATTCTACTAATAGAGCAAGACTTATTATTAGAAATTCTTCTTTATCACGAGGAATAGATCCTGATTCAGCAATATCAACTCCTGACAGAGATTCTGTAGTAATATTTGGAGATTCTGGATTTGGTACTCAAGCATTAGGAGGTAGTCCAACTGCTTTTGGTTATATGTTTGCAGAATTTATAAATACTCAAATTATTAAAATTACAGATAATCCTACAAGTGTTGATTCGAGAAATCTTGACCCTTCAGGAATTGGAGAACAAGGTTTAGTATGCATACAAAATTCTGACACTACTACAAATAATGATACTAATGTTATTAATATTAAAGGATGTGATTTAATTTCAGGAGGAATTAATGGTCCTGTATTTGCTAGTAATTCTGCTGTAGTTGGCTATCAACAAGAAGATGCTCTATTCCCTGCTGAATCATCTCCTCCATATGATACTAAAGTGTACTTTAAAGACACTTGTTCTAATGTATTAAATATAGCAACAACTAATGCAGGAGCAATTCATGAAAAAAATGTAGCAGGAGGCTTTATAAAAGAAGCTGCTAGTATTAGAGCACTTAATTATTTACACACACAATAATGGCAACAATAACATCAGGATATTCACAAGACCCAGGCGCGGGTGCAGGATATGATCTTCCTTGGGAACCTCATGTTTTTAAAATAACTGATACTACTTTATTGGCAACATTAGTTGCAGGCCAAATAGTTACTGATATTACATATACAGCAGGAGTTCCTATTGAAGCAGGAATAGGCGGAAATAAAATATTATCATTAGTTTATAATACAGGAAATTCAGGTCCTTTGTATTTAGATAATAACGGTCCTTTTAGAACTTTAATGGGGGTGTTAATAATAGATGTTGCAGGAACTTTGTTAACTCCAAAAGTTCTTTTAGCAGGATCTGGAAGAGGACAAATTACTTTTAAAGATTTAGCATTATCTCCTGATGAAAAAAATAAAGAATGTTTTGACAAATTAGTTTGGGATAAACAATGTATCTTTGGAAAAGATGTTTTAAATTTTGTTAATGAAGTATCTTTTGGGTATCTTAAAACAGATGCAGTAGAGTGTTTAAAAAATAGAAAAAGAGCTTTAGAAATACTTAATTGCTATGATACTAGAGACATAGAAAACGACACTACTGATTATAACACTATTACTTATACTACTATTAAAAAATTATTACAATGGCTATAGATAAAAAATTTAGAAGAGATGCAAATACTGAAACTAGTCAATCAGTAGATGTGTTCTTTGATAGGGAAAAAGAAAAACTTTCTTATTTAGATAGAAATAGGAAACAACATATTATTAAAGAAGACGAAGACGAAGTTGTTTTAGAAGTAGGATCTTCTGCAGCATCTTCTCTTGTTAAATTAAGTACTACTTATAATTTTGGAGGAGTTGAATATGATACTTACAGATTAAGATCCTGGGTATTTTTTAATACTCCAAATACAGTTCAAATAGCTGAATTAGGATATATTTATATTGATAATGGAGATATGTTTATTATTAAAAATAGTAGTAATATAGAAGCTGTTGATTTTAACGGTAACTTTGGGTATACTAATACTCCATTAACTCCAGAAGCTCTTGTAGATGATGCTACAGATGTAGCTAGAAAAGTAAATACTATTTATTTAAATCAAGATAATACTGTTGGTGCTTTTCCTCAAAATTATAATTTTATGTATGTAGTAGGATTTGATGCAGCTGCTTTTGAATGTGATGTATATATTGATGTAGAGTTTATTGTAAATAAAGGAGAATTTGTAGAATTTATTGTTTCATAAAAAAAAATTATCATGGAAGAAAGAATATTTAAAGTAACTGATGAAGGAAGTACTAAAATAAAACCTTTAGAAGGAACATATGAAATAGCTTATAAATATAAGAATGAAGAAGAAGCTAAAGTAGCTGACGGAGCTATTAATAGAGGAGAAGCATTAGCAGTTGATGGAAAATTTCCTGATGTAGATCCTAGCAAAGAATTTGAGTATTATGCACTTAAAGTAACTCCTACAGGACCTCAAGGATGGGATGCTTATGCTTCAAAAACTAAAATAGTTATGGCTGAGCCTCCTAAATCAGCAATAGATAAAGAAGAAACAGTAAAATTGCCTTTAAAAAATGAACGTCCTACTAAAGAAGAGCTTATAAAAGGAATGAAAGAGAGAGCGGAATCAAAATATGCAGAATTAAAAAAGAAATATCCTACTCCTCCAGCAGAATAAAAATAATAAAATAAAAAAATCATGGGATATTTACAAACTAAAACAAAAAATATAACTTATACTCCTACTATATTAAGAGAAGGAACAGGAACAAATAAAACTGGTTTTATAGAAGCAGGAGCTTTTTCGGTATCAATTGCTAATGTTGGAAATCATGATGATGCAAAAGTTAATGGAATCATTTTAAAGAAAACTGAAACATTAAGTTTTAATGCAGGAGAAGCTAATTTTTTAGGAAGACTAGAATGGGAAACGGGCACATCAGAATTATTGATGATTATATTAAGAAAATAAATTTAGTATTTTGCCTACTAACATTAACTTTGATAAGAAATTAGGAAAAGGATCTACTACATCAATTAATTTTTCTCCAAGCAGTAGTCTTTCTTTTATAAATACTTTAAGTACGTTATTTGATGGAATTGATACTTCTGTAACTTTTTCTACAATAGCTTTTTCAAATGAGTTTACAACTTCTTTTTGGTTTAAACCTATTAGTGTAGGAGTTAACAGTTATATAATAGGCAGAGACACGACTGCAAGTCCAAGTGATTATGTATGGTTACGAACTATAGATCAAATTAGACTAAGAATAAGTTTTTTAACATATACATTTCTAGAAACTAATAATAATAATATAAATGTTGGAGCTTGGAATCATTTATTGATTTGCAGAGATTTTTCAAATAATGTTACATTATATTTAAATAACCAAATTTTTAGTTCTCCACAAACAGTATCTACCAACCATAGGTTAGAAAAAATTGGAAATATAGATTCATCATTTTATGATGGCTTAGTAAACAATGTAGCTTTTTGGAATAGCGACCAAACTGCTAATAGGAACACAATATATGGAAACGGTAGTCCTAGAGATCTTTCTGAATTATCTCCATTGTTATGGTATCGCATGGGAGAAGATGATATTTATCCGACAATAAGTGACAACGCTGGATCAAACGATGCAACAATGGTAAGCATGTCAGCAGCAAACTTTGTTAATGATGTCCCTTAAAATATAACTAATGTCTACAAATATCAACTTTAATAAAAAACTAGGAATAACTGGAGATTCAGGAATTACTCTTGCTACTAACTCTACACCAAGTTTCAGCAATGTAAATTCATTCAGTTTTGATGGAGTTGATGAAATTTTTGAAGGAAGTAGTATATATTCAGAACTAAACGGAGGTACTAAGTTAACTTTAAGTATATGGTTAAAGCCTATTAGT